TGCTACTGCAGCATCATATGCTGTTTTTACAGCCGTGCTCGTAGCTAAAGTGTTGCTATCAGTTGTTCCTGTTGAATCTGATCGAACAACACTAAGAGTACCGCTAGTTAAAGCAAGTCCGTTATTAGCAGCAAACTTAATACCACCAAGGGTAGAAGCTGTGGGTTCTACTAGCGAAAGATCACCGTTAAGAACATTTATACCACCGCCTGTAGGAATTCTAACAAAGCCTAGTTCGGTTGCTGTAGCTGTTTGGCTGGTTAAGACACGGCCTACACCAAAGTTTCTTAGTGTAAAAGTTAAACCAGTTACGCTTGTACCAGTAGGTAGCCAAACCTGTAGGATTTTGTTTGCTCCGGTTTGGATAAAAAAGTGTCTATCTCCGGGGGTCGATGCTGTTTGTGGGGTATAAACACGATTACTGCTGTCGGTTAGGATCATTAGTAAAGGTTCAGTACCTGTTAGGTCGTTAATAGTAAACTCATATCTATCATAGCCTGTTTGATTAGCTTGAGCAACTGCTCCGAATGAACCAGTTACTGAGTTTGGAATAGCTGCTTGACCGCCACCATATAATGAATAGCCAGCTAGTGTGCTAAGATTAACAGCGTCTGTATCATCTTCAGGTGCAAGAAGATTCTTAATTCTTTTGCCAGCAGCGGTGTAACTAACGCCATTTAGTAATAATGTGTTTCCTTCAACCCAACCTTTTGTAGCAGCGTCTGTACCAATAACAGGTGAAGCTACTCCACGGATTAAAGTAGGCTCATTGCTATTTCTAAAAGCATTATAAACACTATTAGTTGAATCCCAATAAACAGAATTGCTTTGAACAGAGCTAAGAACATGGCTAGCTAAATCTCTATTAGAAATACTAGTAATGCGCCCTTTATTGTTTACTGTTATTTCTGGGATATTAAGAGTTGTGTTTGCGTAAGTATTAGGATTAGCACCTGAAACAGATAACTTATCATCAGTAATTGCTCCTGAAGCAATACGATCCATAGATAAAGTACCTGCAGTAAGATTGGTTGCGTTTAGTGCTGTAACATTGAGTGCAACATCAGCCCCGCCGTTAAAGGACACGGCGCTAGCAGTAGCCCCACCAGTAATGCTAAAGTTCCTAGCACTTGATAGTGTGGTAGCTGAGGTGGCATTACCCGCTAATGCAGCGGTAATTGTACCAGCTGCAAAGTTACCACTGGCATCTCTTGCTACAACCTTGCTTGCGGTGTTAGCAGTAGCTGCATCTACAGCCCAAGTTGTTGCTGTACCACCAGTATAATCACTACCAGTTAAATATGTTCCTCTAGTAAGTGTTGCTAAAGTAGAACCTAAAGCAATACCAGAAATAGTCTTATTAACTAGTTTAGCATTTGCAATTGTATTATCAGTAATCTTATCATTAGTTACCGCATTGGCAGCAAGGTTTGAATTACCAACAACTCCAGAACCTAGTGTTGTAGTAATTGCTGTAGTACCTAAGCCAGATACAGCGCCACTTAGGGTAATAGACTGATTACCAGTTAGGTAAGTATTGTTATCCAAAGCTACAGTAGATGGTCCGGTCTTCTTAATAAAGCCGTTTGAACCCGAAGCTAAAGTACCAACTGCAGTTACTAAAGCTAGGTTAGCGGAGTTGCTTAGGGTTACTAAACCAGAAGCATTGGTTCCTTGTAGAGTGGTAAGAGTATTGTTTAGTGGTTGCTTAGCAGCTAGTGAAGCGTCAAACCCAGCTAGTCTGTCAACCAAAGCACCTGATCGTCCGCCAGCATCCCACTTAGCAATAGTTGTGTTAGCGATGTAATCATTATAAACACCCTGTAAGAAGTATTTATTGACAGCCATTCTACCAATGCGGTCTATATCTTCAGGTTCTGATTGAGCACTTGGTGGGAAAGCATCACCATCAACTCCGGGCATACCCATGTTAATAATGGAGAATGAACCCATGTCTAGATCCTTGTTACCAAGGAATGGGCCGTCTACCGCTGATTCATCGAACTTAAGAATGAATTCTTGGTCAACCTTCCACATTAGTTCTTGAAGAAGATTAACAAGTTGGGATACCTGAAGGTTTAACTGACCACTTGTTAGGCGTGAACCGGGAGCAAAGTTCACAACCTTTTCTGTTGATACGGTTCTTCTACGAATAATGACATCATCATTAGCAGCAAGGCAGGGAATAATAATGGTTTCATTTTCACCGGGAGGTGTAGCAGCCGCTAGTAGTTTAAAAGTTCGTGAAGTACCTGTGTTAATGTCATAATAAGGACCAGTATTAGCAGCTGGTGCTGGAACAAATTCATCACTAGCTGAGTTAGCAATGTCCTTCATTGTGATTGTCTTGTTGATAATATCAACTGTATACCATTGCTTAGGAAGCTTAAACATGAGGCGACGGTCAGCAATGGTTAGCTGAATACCTTCATACTTGCTGCTACCTAGGGTATTAACAGGAAAGATTCTTTCAATCTCCAACTGGTCTTGTGCAGGAATACCGTCCAACAGTTCGATATCAGCAAACGAAAATGTTCTAGTTGCTAAGTCGTAGTTGGGGTTTGTCTCTGTTGCAAGAATATCACGATACTCAACACTGGTTCTCACCAAATCTAAATTATCAAATGTAGCCATTATGCTCCCTTTCTAAAGGTAAACCCCCACACCCCTGTTAAGAGAATGTGGGGGCAGGAGAACGGATGTTTATTAGTTTTCAAATGTTGAATACTTCTGCTTGAACTTACCTTTAAATTCCATGTTTGTAATATTACATGGAGTAGGATAATCCGATTCAATAGAAATAGTAACATCGTCGTTATAACCAAAGACCTTAGCTACAAACTCTCCTGAGCTTGTCTTAATCTCTAAGGGAAGCGGGTCTACGAAGATAGACTCATCTAATCTTTGGTTTGTAAATGCGGATCTATATGCTGGTCGTTTGTTTCTTGCCACGACAATATCATAATTGCCTGTGTCAAAGTGGCGGAATAGACCAGTACGGATATTCAACACACCGTCAACTATATTATTATTATCATCTCTGACATAAAGCGGAGATAGCTCAGCTTTCATCAGGAACTTTTCGCCAATTGAAATGTATCTACCGGGTTTTAAGAAACCAGTGGGTGTAGCTGGGTTAGTTGCATTAAACACAGCTGACAACTCACCAGATACTACGATATCACAATACTTATAAGTTTCATTATTGGTGATAGAGTCTGGCTTAAGTACCAAGCTTTCATCATCACCCCAATCACTGCCTGTTAATACAACAACAACCTTATCGGTATTTGTGTTATTTAACATATAAGGAAGTCTGAAAGTAGTTTCAGCTCTTAAAGGATTGTAATAGGTATTACCATCCCAGTTACCTGTGACAGCCTGTGTGTTTTGAATAATCTTAACATTAAACAGCCTATCAATACGGGGTATTTCTGGGTCTTCACTACGCAAATAGTGCTTCTCAAGGAAATAGTAGTACTCCGGGTTACTGGTGTAGGTTTTCCGTGGCCGCTTAGTTACAGTGTATAGATAGTTATCTACCACTTTAAGGGAGAGAATCTCTGTAGTTGAGTCTAAGACATACCGGAAGAAAGCTGATTGGATTACCCGCTCACCAGACCATCGGTTAGTATACATATAGATAGAGTTCTTATTGTCTCTATCTACAAACATGATCGTATCCTGAGCCTGAGCAACGGCTGTAGCGCCATAGTTCTCGGGTAGGTATCCGGGGCAGACAAAGCTAACCTCGACCGCCTGCGAGACATTAGCGCCTTGCTGACCTATCAATAGGTACAGACGCTTCTTGTCAAAGAAGTACAGCTGAGATGACATCAGCAAGGGGTTAACAAGCTTGGCAGTAGAATAGAATGTCATTGGAGATATAGACGCATTAAGTGGCGTAATATCTGTATCTGTTCCTGTTCCCATCATCTTAAACTGTGAGCTATTCTTAGCTACAACAAATAAGAAGTCTTGGAATGGGGTTAATGATTCTATTTCTGAGTAGGTGTTAGAGGATGCCCGAAGATCAATGGGGTCAGTAGCAGTAATACCACTAGCCGGATCAGTAATCCATAGGTCTGTATAACCACCCAACTTGGATGAGAATACAACATCTTTGGCAGCAAAGTATAAGCGATCCTTATACAAAGTCATTGCTTCAAGCTCAACCTGTACGGCATTGCCTTCATCGTCTAGGAAGACTGAAGGACCGGGGTTAGACTCTAGATCACCTGTTGTTCTAACCGCCCAGTTCATTGGCTTCATAGTCCAACTCTTATTCTGATTCTCGTTTAATTTGAATACAAGAACTTGAGGCATTCTATTAGCGTCAATTACTGAGCATTTATCTGGGGTTCTAATCTTTTGTAGATATGGCCCACCAGAGCCACTGATAGTAGCTGTGTTTGGAGCGGCTGTCCAGTCTGCGGTAGCTACATAAGTTGGATCCGATTCTGAGAATGAGATAACTCTATAGTAGCCAGCGGTTACAGTAAGGTAAGTATTCTTAAAATAATAGATCTTACCTCTACCATCTGGAAGCTTACGGTCGCCAATGTACACATTATTAAATGGTGTGTCTTTATCATATAGCACCTTAAGCATTTGTCTGGCTGTGGTATCGTCTGCTGTGGTGTTGCCATCTAGCAAGTACAGCGAGTTTAAGTCAAACCAGTCACTACTCTTTGGTGGTAACTGTATATCAGCAAAGGAATTCAAGGATTGACCTAAGAAATCATATTGCCTTTCATAATACTTGTAATCTGAAACTTCAATATTAGCTCTGCTGTTTGCATTTTGGGTTGCCATTGGTTTGAAGCCAAGGAAAATATTATCAACTTCATTATTAAACACAGCGTCTACTCTGGAAGCTGAGTAATATGTAACAGGTCTACCTGCAATATCAACTGTAGCTGTCTTAGTGCCAGCTAAATTATAAGTAAACCCGTCAGCATCCGATGTAAAACCAGCTTTGACCAGTTTATTTAATATAATTAACTGTGTACCTAAGGCTGTAATCTGTAGAACATTATCTGGTTCATTAGTAGAAACATCAGAACCAAAAGTAATATAAGCTCTAGTGGCTAGTTTAACGCAGCCTTCACCTAAAGCAGCCTGATAGGTAATTCCCTGAAGTACTCTATAGTCTTCAACTTTCTGAGAAGCAGCGTTACCGCTTGTATAGGTTGTTGGAATAGCAGGATCTTCTGGATCCCATTGAGGTAATGGAGTAATATCCTGCCAGCTGTTGTCTGGATTAACCTTTAATACATAGAATAAAGGCTCTGTATTACCAGAAGCGGTATAGTCAATACCCAATAGGAAGGTATTATCAGAGTTAATTACAAACCAGTAAAACCAAACCTTGTGTGAAGAAGGGATTGAGTTAAACCGGGAAATATCAATACGGGAAGTATCGTCAGTAAAAGAATACGATGTCTTTGCATCATATCCAGTTGGCTTCATAAGGCTAAAGCCACCGCGCTTTTCAAAAGATTTCTCTAAGCTAAGCAGAACATTGTCTAGATTCTCTGCTTCGGAGGGTAATCTCTTATTAGGAGCTTGTCTACCTACCCCGCCACTAAGCGAGAATACAGGTAATCGGGTTGAAATAAGAGAACCCCGTGGTCCTTTTCTTCTAGTTGGGGGCATTTAAACCTCCTTTAAACGGTTCTCCAGAAACGGAATCTAGATGGGTCAGATGAGAATGGTACGCGGTTAACGGCTGCTCTAGTGGCTATATCGCCAGTTAAGAAGATGTTTCTCTTCTTGTCATTAATATCAGCCGCTCTTTGCTTGGCGTTGAATAACTGTTCCTGATAAGCTAAGAACGCATCAGTAGCTTCGTCACCTTGGGTTACGATCTGATAGTGACGCATAGCCGTGGTCATAACAGCTCGCTGTACAGGCGTGTCTAGGTTTTCCCACCGGATCTTCTGAATGATTTCCCAATAATAGTCTTTATCTTTTGGGAAGATATCAGTATCATCAGTCACATTCCACATACGGGGTGGTGAAGAATTAAGCAACCGGGTATAGATAGGTTGATTATCTTTGTTAAAGTGAACAGACTTTAATTCAATAGAAATAATACCTTCTTCATCAGCATCTGGCATAGGTAAAATAATCTTGCTAGATACATTAGGGTTAATCTTTCTTACATATTTGTTATTAACTAAACCTCTTAACTGATAATCAAGGTTAGTGTTTTCAAGAATAGTCAAAGCAATTTCAGTATCAATACCAGACTCGTTATCCAAGTCGGCTACTAGGGATTCACCAGCAGCCAAAAGCATGTTATTAACGGCCTGTAATTTAGTAATCATTCCCATAATAGCCTCCTTTAGTTGGAAAAGAAAACACGGTAGCCCCACTTAAGGGACTACCGCGTAGATAATTAGATCACCCCCTCTCAAGATTGCAAAACAAACAACAAGTGTTTCCTCCTTTCTTGATAGGGATTGATAGGTCAATTAAAATTAGGCAGGCGCTACGGCAACATATTCTGCAGTCATACCTGCAAGATCACGAAGTTCAGAACGAGCATCGCCAGATGCGGTAGCTAGACCACTAATAACTACAGCAAGTTCTGGACGAAGTACGCCAGTACCCTTGAACATGCTAGCAACTGTGAAGGTGGTGTTGCGACGAACATCATCAACAGTGTCAACCTTTAGACCCTGTAGATTTAGTGAGGCAACGCAATCCTTCTGGAAGATAAGAGCCTTAACCTTAGCTCCTGCACCGTTAAGGTTGTAACGAGCTTCACCAATGGCTGAAGCAGTGTAATCCACAACTGGTAAGTGATTGCTCTTTAAAATCATGCAACCCTGATACTCAAGAGAATCAGTCTGACTGTGCATACCCATTCCAAGGGGAGCGCCAAGACCGCCAGCTTCAGCTACGCCACCAAAGAATGGACGGCCAGCTCCGTTAGCAAGATCGGCGTTTGCACGAGCAATGCCAAGTGAACGAATGTCTTGGAATGCGCGTGGAGTTACAACACAATATACGCCTTCAGTTGGTGCGTTAATTTCCTGAAGGTGAACCATAAAGTCTTCAATTGCCTTAAGAACCTTAAGAGCTGCTGTGGTTCTATCGGGTGCGTTTGAGCCGCTATTGCCTAGGTGGTCAAACGCTGCATCAGTAAATGCGGCCTGAGTAGGAACAGTTAGACCAGTCCGTGGATCGCCTGCTAAAAGATCTTCCATAGCAGCACGGGCAATGTAAGCAGAAATCTGCTTATCACGGGTGTTAGCGAGAGTTAAACCAGCCTGACGAGCTAGCTCAGCGCGGAATTCCCACTGAGTTAGAAGCTGGTCAACATTGTCAATTTCAAAGTGAGCGGCCATTGGACGCTTATCAAGTTTAATTGAGAAAGTTGTTGAAGTTGCAGAACCACCTGAGAGTTCTTCACCAGCGTTCCAAGCGGCCTTGAGAGCAACTGTACCAGTTACTGGGAATTCTGCGGTAGTGCCTGAAGCAATGGTCTTTGGCATAACCATGTTTTCAAACATGTTATAGCGGTCATAAGCGTGAATAACTTCACCGCTCCAGATTGGTAGCCAAAGTTTGTTTGCACCAGCTGCGCCACCTGAAGTAGCGGCTGATGTTGATGTGCGATAAACCATATCGCCTTCGCCTAAATTATTATTACCTGCTGGATTCAATGCCATTTTATTACTCCTTAGAGTTAGT